ATCGACAATCTCTTTCAGACCGACGAAAGCGCCGCCGCCGATAAAGAGAATGTTCTTAGTGTCAACCTCGATCATTTCACCACCGGGGTGTTTTCTGCCACCTGCCCCCGGTACTCGGCATATTGTCCCTTCGACAAGTTTCAGTAATGCTTGCTGAACACCCTCACCGCTGACATCGCGGGTGATACTGGTGCTTTCGCTCTTACGGGCAATCTTATCGATTTCATCTACGAACACAATCCCGCGCTCAGCCAGTGCTTTATCGCCGCCGGCTGCGTTCAGCAACATGCTGATCATTGATTCAACATCATCTCCGACGTACCCTGCCTCCGTAAGGCTTGTCGCATCAGTGACAACGAACGGAACTTTCAGATACTTAGCCACAGTTTTGGCCAGAAGAGTCTTACCAGAACCAGTCGGACCGATAAGCAACACGTTGCCTTTGGTGATATCAAGATGTTTCGGAGGATGATTAATGCGCTTGTAGTGATTGGCGATTGCCACACTGAGTACCATTTTAGCGTTGTCCTGACCGATGATGTGATCGTCAAGAAAATCCTTGATAGATTCAGGATCGTAATGAACTTCTTCCTTATCGGATTCTACTGCTGAATCATCAGCGATAAGTGAATCACATAGTTCGACACAATCGCTGCAAATAGCGACTGACTCACCAACGATTAACTTCTTAACGGTATCTTTATGAGTGCCGCAGAATGAACAATGACTAATTTTGTCTGACATGTTATACTTATCTCCGAGATGACAGTCTGTATTTTAACACAAACTCCGACTAGAATCAAGTATTTTGGTTCGTCAGATATTCTTCAATTTGTTGCTTCTCGTTTGCTGACAGCAGGTTCACATCGTACTCGCCTTGATCGATTTTTGTCACAAGGTATTTGATGTATTCTTGATCGTAGAGATAAGTTGTCGTTTGATCTTTGTTCACCATGATCCATTTGTCGCCGTTAAACTTGTACACGCGATTAGGCAGCACATCTACTCTGACAAATACATCACCGGGACGAGCGACTTCAGGAAAATGTGTTCCGAAGTTCGTTGTACTCTTTCTGGTGCCGTCGACCTGCACGAACAAGTCTGGACGTAAGTCTTTCAAAACGTCCTTGTTCATTTGCTTGCCATGGTACGAGACATAGCCGCTGGATAGTTCTTTGTATTCGGCTTCTTTGGTTACGCCGTCAGTTAGTATGTGTTCTTCTTCGGCAACATGCACCGGTGTTTCAGTCTCGACCAATTCCAGTTCCGGTTCATATACTGTACGTTCAATTGGTCCGTCAACTTCCGGTTCCTGTTCTGGACGATGATAAACTTGGTGAGGCGCGGTGCTTTCAACGGTGCGATCGGGGAAGTCCTTTAGATACGGGTGAAGTTCTGCCAGAGTCTTTTCTTTAAGCAATTCGACCATTTTGTCAATTTGCTCTTCGGTAAGAGATTCGTTAGTAATAGTTCCTTCAAGGTCAGGATAACCTGGCCACGGCGTCCCCGGAGTAGGAATTTGTTCCTTCACAGGATCATCCGGCTTAGGACCTATCTCCTCATCCTCAGGGCTAACAACCTTCCAATATCTACTCTGATTAGCAGCAAGGATAAGTGCGATTGCCAGTGGGTCGAACACCAGAACAAGTAGAATGATAACCCAGCGCACAGCCTTTTCCAGAATGTTCTGATCAGGATTGTCCCCGTAGATCATCGCTGCGATATACTTGATCGGGCCCACTTCCGCTTCTACTTTGCGTAACTGACTGGCAATCGGTGCCCGTTCTTCGTTCAATCTGCCAATCGTCGTATTAGCCAACTCAATCTCTTTTTGTAGCTTACCGCGTTCAGATGCTTGTTGCCGCCTGATCTGGACACTCCGAGCAGCACTCGTTTCAGTGTCGCCTTTAACCATGACATTGTTAACCTGCATGTCCATTTGCGCCAGGGCTTCTCTGGACGACTTGATATTCTCGCGCTGGGTCTTTACTTTTTCATCAATCAGCGCAACCTTCGCAGATACATCACCGGTGCCGATGCCTTGATCCAGGTGACTCTTGCTAAGGAATCCGAAGATACCCATACTGGTGATAAGTGCCAGAGTAACAACAGACGGCACCAGATAAGACTTCATCAGCCATCCACATTGCTTCCAGTATGTTCGTAGCCAGACTGTTGTGGTGATCTTTGCAATCTCCAGAATGATACCCATCACCACGATAGGAATGACTGCGCCTGCAAAGATAGCGGTCAGCCCGATGATAGAATAGTAGGCTGCAACGGCGGATAGCGCCAAGGCGACGAACAGGGTTGTGTTAGGGAGTGAAAGGAATTTAGGACGCATTGAGTATTTAGTCTTTTTCCTTCTTAGGTCTGAATAAATGCCCGAATGTGGACACAAATTCGACCATGGTCATCACCAACTTTCGCGGAATGCCCGGGCCTTGTTGAATATGATAGGTGACTAGTTGTTCACCCTCGTCCCTGTTTTTGATCTGCATGACCTGTATTGAACTGCCATCCTCAAAGATATGAATCTTGCCTACTAAATTATCCATAATGTATTTACTCCCATCGTAATCTCCACCAGGTCAAATCCTGTTTGTCAGAGAATCCCCACCACTCTTCCTGTCTCTCTATGTCACTGCCAGTTGAACTGTAGCACAATACTTTACCGGTGAGATTCTCATTACACCATTTCCAGTATTCTTCTTTTGCTCCTTCGCGCATCCACACTGGCTTTATACATATGAACCATTGGCATTTAACTCTTGCTGATTTATCTATTGTTTCAGGAATCCACAGAGGACTATCCCACTTACCAAGTCCGTCCTTTACTCCATTGAACATTTTGGCGAATTGTCGCCTGGTGAGAATCATTTATCGTCACGAAAGCGGACCAGTCGCGGGAAGCGCAACGAGTATGAACCGTCTTCCGCTTTAGTCACAGCATCAGCCATCACCTCAGCGATTTGACCTTTGACCTTTTTCTTGTTGACCCAATAGTCATCGCGTTGTTCATCGCTCATGCCAGAGCCGCAGTTCACCCTGATGAACTTGCCATCGTCAGTACCTTCGCAGACAAGCGCACCAGTGCGACCTGCGTTGCGTCCAGTACCTTCTTCAATGTCAACCACTGTCAGGTCGAAAGTCTTTGTGGGCTTCCACTTCATCCAGAACATCGAACGCTTACATTCGTAAGGCGCCCCGTAACCTTTGATCATGATGCCCTCGAACCCTGCCTTCACAGAATCTTGAGCATATCGATCCATTTGATTGCGACCTGCAGCGGTGTCAAGATCAACATCGATGTGCGGCAGATATTCAACATTCAACATTGGATCAACGATAAAACGAATCTTGTCCAACAGAGCCAAACGCTTCGACAACTGAGCATTCCAATGACCTTCTTCGAAAGAGTCCAGAGGGATAATGTCGAACACATTGAACACCGCGTCAATGGCGTTTGCTTTGGTCTTGCGACGAGCCTGCTTCATCAGTTCTTGGAACGATGCGCTTGTTACTTCTCCGTCGAACACAAAGCCCCGCTTCAGATCAGGCACAGCCAGAAACAGTTTTGACTGGGCACTCACCTGATATTCAATGTGACCGAAGTTTTCATACACTTTGCCGTTGCGACTAAACGCAGTCGTGACGCCGTTTTCGTTACATACCAGCAACATACGGACGCCGTCGAGTTTCGGCTCCAGGCGTTTCAGCCCCTTCATTTCGGGACGCCCTTCGCTATTCGTTGCCAGCTGACAACCGAACTTGGGAATCTCGTAGATAGACTTTTTACAGACCTTGTTGATTGTTGTCTCGCTGAACCCAGCGCGAAGATCACGCCGCAGAACAGCGGCACAGAATGTGTCCCATTCGTCAGTGGTGAAACGCCGGCTCATCTCCACAATCTTATCACGCGCAGCATGACCCGAATACTTGCGGGTAGACAGGTCTTCAAGCAGAGTGTTGAACTCTTGCCAGGGATTCTCTGCGACTTCAATGTTACCCGGAGAGTTGGGAATCTGACGAACGCCGAATGTCACGTATGGATTGTAACAGGCTTTCGCCAGACCCAGAAACATCTGTGCGTTGATGCTGCCCAGAACGGCTGCTTCAAGTGCTTGCTTGATAACATCCTCTTTGTGGAGTTTGCTATTTGACGAATTTGCTTTGTGAATCCAAGATGCTGACATATTATTCCTATTTTCAATATTATAACACAGGCGTTGGCGAAGGTCAAGCCTTTAGGGTTTTGATGATGTATTCTGTTTCTTTTTGGGACTGAAATTGGGTGCGACAACCTTCTAAATCTGTACACCAATGTATGATTGCATCATAGCTGCCCCAGGAGCCATGCGGCGCAGAGTGCATGATCCATTTTGCAATAGCTTGCATCCTCGGGCCGTTTGCTTGATCGCCGGATCCGGCAGCGGTGAACAGATCGCCGGCGAACATGGCCGACATGAATCCACCTGGATGAAAGCCGAGCATCAGATAGTTTTCGATTGCTTCTTGAGCATGATCAGGAACATCATCGTTATAGGGGCCGGCATCGAAGTCGAGAAACTTACTCATCCATTAACACCTTGATCATGTATTCTTTGCTGCTGATGCAGGCCCGCCCCTCCGAGAATCCGTATTTCAGGGTGCTGTTAATAGCACGACGATTCGCCTCTTGAGCGCACGGAAAGCATACCCAACGACCTTCGAGCATATCGAAGTGAGTTGCCTTGGGCTTTAGTTTGCCGAATCCGCACTGAAGTGTGGTACACACTTCCTCATACTTACCAGCGTCCGTGCAATGATACATCAAAGAACCTTGACGCGGTTCAGTTGAGTTTGATTGTCGCGGTGCGACTTCACGGTGCCGAGAACGTCAACAGTGACATTGTCCTGCGGAGGTTGCTTGCAAGAGAAAAACAGTGCCTGATCATCTGCGGTAATCGCAGTGACATAGTAAGTGGCCCATTGCTGACTGTAGAATGAGCGCAGCACCTCGACAGTCAGCTTGACCTTGTCACCAATCTGACCGACATATCCACCAGCGGCGAACTTGACACGATTTTCAACGGTGTCACGCGCTTTGCCGCGCAGATAACTCGCCGGGAAACTACAGACCACTGCCATTTCATAGGCCGTGGACAGTTCCTCACGATTAGCCAGGGACATTGCGTTGTTGTCAAATTCAGACAGAACCTTGCCGGACAGAACCTTGAAAGTCAGTGCTTGAAAGTAGCGACGAATCTCACGCCCCTGTGATATGTCATCTTCGCTGATGTAGTCACCGGTTTCAGAGGTGTCACACTCAAGGAGTTTTTTCATCAGGTTGCGGTTGCTGGGCTTTATGTCCGGAGCGCGCACATCGGGCCACTTGACGCCCTTGACGTATTCACCGTTGATACGTTGAGCAGCACAAGCAGCACCAAAAACCAGTTCAGCAGGGTAGTTCATTTGATTTCCCAAAAGATGTTTCGATTTTGACGTTGACGGGCGGTCCAATAAGGAAGAGCCCAGCCCAGATTTGACTCAATGACGATCGGGGTCAGATTGCCCATCGGGCCGCGCTTTTTGCTTGAGTAGATATACATTTTCGAGTTCATAGAGTAATTATATACCCAAACTGATTAAATGTCAAGCCTAATAATCTTCAGGATGACCTTGATCAGGACCGTGATAGTGAGGATTGGGTTCCCAAGAATCGTAGTCAGTGAGGAGCCATTGCTGGTCCGGGCGTTCTGCGCCCACGATCCAAGCCCATTCGCGGAGTGCTTGTTGAATATAAGACATTTTGTTCCGTTTTGCGAGTTGATCAGAGACCGGTTACAAACACGAACACACGACCGTTGATTTTGTCAACCTTGACTCCTGGAAGACCTGCAGCAGCATCCTTCAAAATGTTAGTCAGGGCCCAGCCTTTGCCGTTGCGCGGGTAGTGCAGTTCAAGCATACCACCGAATGGTGTTCGGGGAAGGGTAACTGTTACCCCAGTAGCGAGACCGGCTTGTTTAATCTTCATATCAGCTTGGGCGATTTGAACACCTGCGTCATAGAATATTTGAGTTTTTGTCATTTTCGTGTCCTTGTTACGAGTTGATAAGTGTATTATATACCCAAACTGATTTAATGTCAACCTTTGGGTTTAGTCGGAGCCCTGCCTAGTCCAAGAACCTTTCGTTCCTCGACGGTCAGACGTTCCCACGCAGCCAGTTTGATTCGGTAAACCCGTTCCTTTTCCTCGAGGGCATCAAGGGTAGCTTGAGCAGTCGCAACCATCTTGCCCCACCATTTGGCAACCACCTCGTCACGCAACAGCAGGAACTCGGCTCGTTCGGCACGGACTAACTCAAGCATCACCGTCTTGGCGATCTTGGCTTCACTGTTAAATCCATAGCCATAGCCCGAACCGATCAGGCCGATAGAATGTGTCTCAATGTATTTGAGGATTTCTGGGTTCATTTTTTGCTCCCGTTCTTGTGAAGACCAAATGCAGCGAGTTCCTCGTCAGTGAGTTTAGAAGCAGCAGCCCTTTTCAGCTTGGCCAATTCCAACTTCTTTGTGTTGTCTGTTGTTTTCTTTAGAGCCTCTTTGGCGTCAGCCTTTTTATGCGTAGTCCACCAGTCAGCAACTTCTTTATCCTTAAGGAGTTCGTCAAAAGAGGTCCCGGCTTCGTATGCTTTCATCGCAGTACAAGCAATCCGAGCCAGACGATCAGCCTGGCGCTTGACAATAAGGACTGATTCCGACGGACTGTCAGCGTAGGCATCGCTTTCATAATCTCTGCAGGGCATATTCGTTCTCCTTAACGACCGCGTTTCAACATCATTCCATGACGCGACAGACGACCAAGAAAGTCGCCACCGTCTGGGCACTTGCCGTCAACGACAGCACCAACACCCATCTTGCCGACGTTATCAGCAGATTCAGATGCCATCGTGATAAAAGTAATTCCGCGTCCAGGCTCACGCAACACCTGCATGTATTCCAAGGCGCGAGACATTGCTCCGTCCCCGGTGAAGTGCATAGCCTGGTGTCCACCACCGTCAAACTCGTTGTCGATGTAGTAGACCATATATTCAGTTTTATTCATATCCATATTATAGCAGAATATCCATTTAATGTCAACCCGTGGGAAATCCGTCAAAAGACGGATTCGAATCCCCGATTAGTGGATTTGGATTACTTCTTGGCGCCTTGATTTACGAAAGCGTACATTTTTTCCGCAGTTTCAAGGATCTTTTCCAGACCCGGAAACTCTGGCATTGAGACAGTAGTAAGAACTTGACCTGTCTTTTTATCGCGTTCAGCAGAGATTTCCCAACCTTGAAACTTGGAGTGAAAGTCCTCAGTGACGAGATTTTTAGCCATCTCAAGGATATTGGTGCGGATTTCATATCCGTTCTTGTTGAATTTTACTTCTGGTAGTGTTGGCATGTTCATATATTTCCTGTGTGTGTAAAGTTTTTGAGCGTTTTGGACGCTAATGTCCAGGGAAGTCTTGCTCGTTTCCCAAAGTAGTCAAGCGCACCCGAATTGATGGCCAGACCCTCATTTAAAAATGTGTTAAGACTAGGTTCATTCAGTTCAATCGCGGCTTCTGATTCGCCGAGTTCATTACTAAATTGAATTCTGTTCTTTGTACACAAATGCTTGATTGCTGCGTTTCGGCTGAGACACACCATGTTCCCTTTAAGGATATGATGTGTGCGGCAGTACCTGATACAACGCTTCATCAATTTGTCGCCGATGCCTTGCCCCTGATATTCTTTCAGCACAGAGAATGCCAATTCCATTTCATCACCTAGGGCAACGTGGCCTATGGCAATGAAGTCTAAATTGTCATCTTCTACGCAAAATAGTATATGTTTTTTCGCATTATCTTCAAAGTTTTTACACAAAGTAGCTAATGATTCTTCCCTCATACTGAAGCCAAATCGCAGAAGTCTGCTGTCAGCATCTAAAGATTTCAGGTGCGCGGTATACTTGTGATACTCATTGAGTAACACTCGGCGAACTGTGTAACTCATTTCTTGAATGTGTAAGTGCTAGGATTAATTAGCAGTTTAGAGAATGAAGTGAGAGTGTCGATTGACAATGCCATTGCTGCTTTTGTATATTCAGCTTGGGTATCAACGAATGTGTTCATAATTTGTGCCACGGGCGCATTCTTGACGAATGTACTGACAAATTTCTTTTTGCCTTCTTGAATTTGATCAATGGCAATGTTTGCGTAAGTTTTTAACATAAATTTTCCTGTGTGTGTGATTTGAGGGTTTTGCAGTTCCCTCAACTGATATTTATTCCGACAGATATCGGAATATAATAGTCTTTACTGGCCTGTACCTGGACAACCGTCTGTCTTGGTAACCTTGCAAGCAGCCAAGAAAGCAGCAAGTTCAGCACTGACTTCAGCGCGTGTCTTGTTGGTTCCGACAACTGGGCTACTTGTACCGGTGCCTTCTCCGGTTCCACATCCTGCTAACTTGGCATCAGCCTTGCAAGCTGCCTTGAAATCAGCAAGTTCTTTGATGACTTCAGCGC